ACTGTATAAATCCGACTAGGTTGGATATTCAACCACGGAGTATAAAATGTGGAATCTGCTATTCCGTTTGAGACTTCATCGAATCGCGTTAACATTTCTTCAGGCACTAAACCCGAATTCGGTGTTAATTGAATATCCGTATAAACGTCATTTCCTAAATATTGGTCAGGTACTGTTTCCGCAATTACTGGTAAATCCTTCATTGTATAGACAAATTTTATAATGTTCCTATAACCGTCAGTTGCCCGTTCAATACCACTTTTAGCAATCCCTTTTCCAGTAGCCATGATATAAACTTTAGAAGTATATGTGTTCTCTAAAGCTGTTAGGATTGTAACATCTGTTCCGGAATCGCTTTCAACTTGAACTGTTTCAAATTTAGTTGGCGATTCCCATATAATTAATTCAGTCAGATTATTGCAGATTGTCCCAGTTGTGGGGATCGATAATACAAGTCCGCTAACCACAAGTGAGTCTAATATGATTGGTTGAGACCATATTGGGACAAGCCATAGCAATTTAGCCCATCCGTAGATTAGGTTATTAGCTCTTTGGTTTTCAATAGTGGGGATTGGGTATTCCGCACTCAACATCATCTTGGGATTTTTTAATAACTTAACTCGTTTTTCACTACCATCGTAAGACTTAATAACATTGGTCAACCAAGTTATTTCTTCACGCCAGCTACTAGGTTGATAAGGGAATGCTAAAACTCTTTGTCCAAGTACATAGAAAAATGATTGTTCCCTTTCAACCCAATTAATATAAATTATTAAATCAAGGTTGCTAACTGCTCCGGGCAAAGCAGTTAAAGTAGAAGTAATTTCTTCTAATGGTGCAAGAGCTCCAAAAGTGCTTAACTGGAGGAAATTATCTGCGATAACCACACTGGACGGAGTTGAGATTCCAAAATAAGCATTGAATATACTAATTGTGGTTGATTTTCTTTCATTAATATTTCCAAAATTGACATTTTTTGGAACAATATGTATCCTATTGTAATAATCTTGAAAATAGGTTGGTTGTATGCTACCATTTAAAGCAATCGCGGGCTGTACTTGCGACCCTGCTACCAACAGACCCCTAAGTGTTCCGCTCATTAAACTGGCGCCAAAAGGCCACATCGTGGATACGTCGTAGGTATCCAAATCTGTGGTTATAGCACCGTTAACAGCCCCGTATTCTGAACCTGTTAAGATAGCTGCGGATAAAGCTGTCATAAACCACCTATTTATTCACGAACAGCAATAGCCCAAGTCCCACTGTGCTGGTTTGGAGAAGTTCCGCCAGGCGTTGGAGTTGCTGAATTCTTACGAATCATTGGGTAAACGTGCCACACATCAGAACCCAATGTAATTGTATCCCCGTCATTATAATTTGTATTCCGAATATATCTACAATGTTCAAGGTTATTAACAAGGCTAAACTTCCCCGAACCCCTACAAACAAAAGATTGGATTCTAATTAAAACAGCTTCCCCATTCCACAAATTTGGTTGAGCTTGCATTAACTTGTAAACTGGAGCAATTGTCAATAAAGACGCAGGGGAAGACGCCCAAGAAGAAGTGCTATCCGTTCCAGCAGTTGTATCATGACCAGCTTTACTCCAACCATTTCCATCAAATCCATGATCTAAAGAAACATTATAGGGTTGATTGGTGTTTATAAGTGATCCGGAACTAGCGGTGTCCCCAAAGAACATTGGGTTTTCTGATGCATTTGGGTCTTCAACAGCTTGCGGAAATGAATAATTACTGCTATAGTCTCTTTTCCATGCACAAGTTGCTCCATACCAATTCCCTGAACCCAATAATCCCGAAACTTGCGATTTTCCAAAACACATCCAAGTCCAACGATCACCGTCATTAGCAAAGAAGTAAACTTCGTCAGGGCTAGTATTAATATGTAAATGATAATTTAAAGGATAAGTAAATACGGAATTTACGGGTGCAAATGAAACCGTCCCATCATAACCTCCGTTGTAACTTGGCCCACCTGTCAAAGATGTTCCGGAATTCCCAGTTCCACATAATATTTCAATATGGGCACTAGCGATAACAAGTTTGACAAAAACCCCACTTTTTGAATAAATGCCTGTAGCAGGATTAGACCATCCTTCGGTGACTAAGTTTGTGGTTAGAGCAGTCAGCAAATCTGCAAGATTGTTAGCAACACCTGAATAATAAGCCATTTTAAACCTCTACCGCAATATAATCATTAAACCCGTTTCGGGAAACATCTTGGATAACCACAAAGTTTCTGCCGCTCACCGATATTGTATTTTCAACGATGTTGTTGAACCCACTTATGTGATAAACACCTTCAAGTTCGCCGTAAATATCACTATTTAATTTCATTAACTGAATCGGGTTCAAAAAGTAATAAGTTCCAGTTTCGCGTTGTTGACCAGCATAGCTAGAGTTTGTTGCGTTCGCAATGACTGTAGAATTATAAGGCCATGTGGCAGGTTGAATTGAAGCTCCTGCCGTATCTCGCATTAAACAATTCGTTCTAGTTCCCCTAAAACCCATTGTGTGAGTAGTATCGCTAAATCTAGTTGCTGGTTGACCAGTTAAAGTCCCAATACAACAAACTGGATAAGGGTATTGACTAGGAGAAGCATAAGGAAAGAACTTCCCAACGTAAGCGGTTTCATAAACTGGAGTCCCCACTTTCAAAGCCATTAAAACTCTTTGAGGGGATATATTTAACCAGTAATTGATTGTTGTATTGTGACCACACAGTGAGTTTTCAACATATCCGGGCTGTGCGGAATAAGTGTTTCCCGAAACATATCCAATGAATGTGGATACTGAAAGATTATAGTAATCATTTCCAACATCTTGGTAAGAACGAAAACCTATATAAATTTCTTCAGTAGCTGAGTAACCATCGCCTTGAACAATAAGTTCGCGAGGTTCAATTCCAGTATTGTAACGAAGAACTGTCCATCCTTCAAGAACCAACTTATCTTTAATTAGTTCTAAAAGGTTTTGATTAGCGTAGTTACCCGAACCGCTTGTCACTGTCCCAGTATAAACCGTCATGATTCTCTCACAAAATTACGAACCGAAGAAGAGTTCTTTTCAATTACGTTTAAAACCAATCGTTCACCTTCTCTAGTGGATAAATAATTTCCAACTAAAGCAGGGTCTAAGACATTCACAATTCGGATATTATTATCCGCTGGTTTTTGTTGTCCTTGACTACTGTTACTATTCGGATCACCTTTTCTGTATTGTTGAGGTGTTTGAATAGAAACCCTTTCGCCTGGACTTGCACGGAAAGCAACCGTTTGCGAATCGTGCCCACCCGAACCAGCAACATCAAAGCTACCACCAGTCATGAACCCTACGCCAGCGATGCTCGCTAAGTTTGCAGCTTGAGCAATGGTGACAGACGCGACATTAGGTGCATTATACGGCCAGCCCGGAGGACTTGCTATAGCTAATTGTATGGCTTCAAAACCTTTAATTGTCGCCATTGTAATTGCAGCAGCTTTCCCAATTACTGCAAGTTTTCTATTACCGCTCTTAGATAAAACAGCTAAGTTATTGAAAGTATCTTCAGTTGTCTTGTTTAAGATTTGTTGTTCTTGTTGCTTAATCTTAGTACGTTGGAACTTAGCAGTTTCTTCACTAATGATATCATTTTTCCGCAAGAAGTCGATACGGGAGTACATCATTTCCATTGCAGTAATTTGTGCGTCAATAGCTTCTTGAGTACCTGCAAACAGATCGGGATTCTTTGTCATCTCGGTATCAAGAATAGCTTTTTTCGGGTCTTTTGCAGTAGGGTCTTTAAGCAAGTCCGTATAAGCCTGTTCTGTATTTAACGGATCAGTTTGCTTACTTCTGTAATCACCCATAACTTGATCACGAATAGCTCCTACTTTAGACTCTTGTGTTTTTAGAAGAATCTTCTGACGCAAGGCTTCTAATTCAGCAGCATCTAAAGTCTTACCTTTTTCTTTTAAGCTAAGTTGCAACTTATCAAGTTCAACAGAAATAGCACGTTGTTCCGGAAGCATTTTTAATACTTCAAGTTCTTTATCAAGCTCACGGTTAATAGCTTCTAATGGAAACTTTTGATCTTGGTACTTAGCAGTAATATCTTTCACTAATTGAGCTTTAAGTACATCTGCTCCAATACCCAATTGTTTAGCTCGTTCGTTTAATAAACCAGCTTTAAACGCATCATTTAAAACTTGGTTAGCTTTAGCTTCCTCATAATAAGCAGCTTCAACTTTATTAATAGAACCTAATAAAGATTCGTAAGCACTTTTAAGAGTTTTTAAACCATCTTCTTTTTTACCATTGACAGGGTCAGGAGTTCCACGTTTGTCCATATCAGCAGCAGCTTTCTGCAAAGCTAACTCACGAGCAACAGCATCTTTCTGTGCTAGTTCAGCTTGGCGGTTAATACCAGCAGTTAATGAATTTCCCTGTGGGTCAACCATATCCTTCATAATCTGGTCTTTGTCAGTGCGAATATTCTGAGCAAGTTGTTCTGTGGTCATTGCCATTGGGATTACAAGCGGAGCTGTCTGTTCCTTTTTGAATTTATTCATAAACTGATTAAACTTATCAGCTACAGTATCAATAGCAATTCCAATATTCCCAAATAAGAATTCAAGGGTATTAGCAAGCATTGCACTAACACCTCTGATGGTAGAGGCAGCTAAATCAAAAATTCTAGCAACCGTCAATATTTTTGCAATTATCCCAGTCGCATCAAAATCGAATAAACCTTTATCTTCACCACCATTGGTTGCGTTCTTCGTAGCTTCGTTAACTCCACTGAAGAAATCACTAAACACATATAATGCTGCACCAAGATAATCTTTAGTATCTTGGACAACTAACTTTAAGAAATCCCCAAAAGTAGCACGAACTTCAATAGTTTTCTTTCCAAAAGTAGTAAGACTAGATGTCCCCAATTCCATGGAATCTTTAACAGCGTACATTGCGAAAGCTAGTGTGGTCAAACTAGCTATTAAGAACACTGTTGGGTTCTTTAAGACAACATTATAGAACAATGTTAAAGCAGAAGTTATAACACCAAGAGCAGTTGTAGATGCAACAAATGCAATTGTTAATCCACCGAGCCAAGTAATTAAAGCAAATATAGCAATACCGCCAAGAATTTCAATATTGGAACCGAGAAATCTTAATGAAGACGCAAACGCATCTGAAAATCCGGAAGCTTTGTTAAGTTGACCGATGAATTTAATCATGTCGTTGTTTAAAATAGCAAACGCTTGACTAATGGTATAACCAGACTCTTTAAAGTCTTTATCTAAAGCATTTGAGCCTCTTAAGAAAGCTTGGAAGAATTGCTCTGAAGTTAAGTTACCTTCCAACATTCTTCGACGAAGTTGGGATACAGAAACCGCCCCGCCTTCCATGTTCTTAGCTACAGTCCGCATAACCACAGGGAGTGAGTCGTTAATCGAGCGGAATTCTTGCGAACGTACAATACCCGAACCCAATGCTTGAGCTAACTGGATTAGACCACCTGTCACTTCACCGACTCGGCTATGTTGAATCGCAAGAGCCTTACCAACACCTTCTGTGAACTTGATGGATTGATTTTGACTTGCACCTAACGAATCCGATACACGATTAATACGCGCATAGAGTTGAGCTGTTTCTTCCAAAGGTGAACGAATATTTTGGGTAACTGCAAATAACTTTTCTTGTACCAAAGTGAATTCTGCAAACGATTCTGTGGCAATATGAATAAGACCGCTTACAGAAGCCCAAGCGTCAATCCAGTCGCGGACTTTCTGAGCAACAATGTATAAAGATAATCCAGCTAAAGTATTGGATAATCCAAAGAACGCAGATGATGAATTTCTAGCAGCTCCACCTAGACCGTTAAGAGCATTCGCTATTTGTTGGGATTGACGAACAAGGTTAGCCATGGAAGCATTTAAGGCAACAATGGACTGTTGGAATTGTCGTATAGCAGTTGTAGAACCTGCTAAATTACGCACTTCTGCCGCAAGTATAGCAATCTGAGGGTTAAGTGCTACAAGTGCCGCCAACGCTGTATGTAACGCTGTCACGTGTGCTATTAGTGGTGGCAAGGCAGCCAAATGCGTATTTAAACGGTTAAAACTATTCCCACTTGTACTGAGTTGCTGAAGTGCGTTATGTAACTGACCAAGACCCGTTACGGAGTTAGAAAAACCTGTAAGAATTGTGTGTAACCGAGTTAAACCAGCACCCGATCCCCCTAACGCTGTAAGAGCATTTTTAAGAGCAGTGAGTCCAGTTGAACCGCTATTTAAAGCCCTTAACGCTGTGGCCAGTGAGTTAGCTTGATTAACTAAATTGGTTAGACGGAAGTTCTTTAAGCTGTCTAATGTTGCTTTTAAATTCTTAACTGAACCTTCAGCTTTGTCAGCAGATTTTGCAACATTATCAAAACTACGAATAACAACTTTGGAACCGTCTTCACGGATACGGATATCTACATCATTACTCATTTTGAAACTCCGTTATAACGTAGAATTTGCGTACCTTGAACAACAAGCGGTATTCTTGCTAAGGACTGATGAACAAAGCCCGCTGGAGCTTGCTTGCTTCCAGTACCCTTTTCTAAATCATCAATATAATCTAAATTGTTTTGAATTATTACAGTATCACCAATCTTGAATCTATTTATTACAATTGCAGCTCTAGCTTGAACAGTTTTAATAGTTTGTGGAGCGGTACTTCCAAGAACACCAAAATGATGCGGTTCAATTTTAGCGACCGTTGGAGAATTTAGAGTTACTATCCAGTTAGATTTAGCACGACCAGAATCAATGGGAGTTCTAACTGCAAGTTCTTCGATAACCACAGTGGCACATCGACGGACAAGCAAAGAGGCATTTGATTCAATGTTCTTTGCTTGCTGCCTTAGGCTTTTTGATAAGTCCGCGAAAGTGCCCATCATTTCCCCGATTCAACTTTGGAAGCTCTATATTTCAAGTAGGCTGTATCCATCTGACTAATATGAAATATAAAATCTTCAGTTTGTTCCTCAGTTAAGCCTTTATAATTACAATAATTAACTATTGTAATCCATGAAATTGGCCCTTCCGCAAAACCAAAACTCCGACAAGAGTTTAAATCAAGGAAACCTGCGTAGTAGAGTTCTAATCCTAAGTGGAGTTCCGGAGCGTTGAGTATTCTAGGTGGAACAGGCATTCTTGACCTGTAGCATTGTTCTAAAATATTCTTTTCAACAGAACCCATCTCTAAACTATACAGGAGGACTTCCGTTAGTTTTTTGAGTCGGCCGTTAATATATCATTACGAAACAAGGCAGCTTTACCAGCTTGTTCTTTAATATCTTCGAACAAATCAGGTAAGTCTTTGAACAACTTAACTGCGTTTTCTTTGGTGAATTCCATAACTTCACCTTTTTCGTCAGTTACACCCGACCAGCCAAGTACAATAGCTTCCGCATAGATTTCACGCGTAAGTTGTTCAGATAATTCACGAGAAATAGTTTCAGATTGGATTTGCCGACGGTAAGGCTTAGTCTTGGCTTCAACTACACGAGCGTAGATAGGATTAGCCCCACCTGCTCGAGCAATAGTGATGATAATATTATCACCGTATTGTAAATCGATACCTTTAACTTCAAGGTCTTTGTTTGTCTTAAAGATGGAATATAAGCTCATAACAGTTTACTCTAAGGAAATGGGAGTGCATCTTGCACTCCCATAGTATAGATTAAGCTGCGGCAGTTGGCAAGTAAGGAAAGTTTTGATACAACATCGAATGCCCGAAAGAAGATTCTGCACCCATTAAGTTCAAAGGCAACATAATAGGCTTATCTTTTTCAACATTCAAACGACCATCACCTAAAGCTAATAACGGGATATCTAAAAGAATACCAGCATTATCTTTTACCATTACAAGATCAATTGTAATATCAGTATTGTTGCGGACAGCAGCAACAGCATCAACATCTGCAAAGTAAGCAGTCAATTTTCCGTCAATTTCAAAAGTGCCCGCAGTGATATCAAATGCACCAAGAACAGCAATTGCTTTATCGGGAGCAACATTATTCTTCACAGTAATGCTAAGTTCTGTAGCAAACGCGAATAACGGAACTGGTGAAGAGTCAGTTGCTGAAACAGCAGCAAGTTTAATCCGACTAAAATCAGAAGTTGTGTTAAACGCATCTGATTCTACCAACGAAGGACGTGAACCAGCTTTCACGCCAGTAGTACCATTCCGTTGCTCATTATCAACAGCAATAAACGACAAATCCACAGTCACTTTGTCAGCTTGTGGGATATTAATTGTCATTTCGTTAGCAACTGCACCAACAAGGTATTCTGACATAGTACCGTTAGCGTCTGAACCCAATGTCCGTTCAATGTTGTAAGAACGGCGAACAATCAAACCGGGATCGCTTTCGTTACGAAGAACACTACCGAAGAAAATTTGAACAGTTTTACCTGAAGCGGTATCAACAGCACCTTCCCAAGAAGTCTTGTCAAATTCGATATAACCAGCAGCAATTGAACTAACACGAGCAAAACCACTATTCGAAGCAGGTGTCATGATAGCAGTATCGCCACCAACATAGACCCATTCACCAGCAATCAGGCCTAGTGTGGTCATTGTAATTGCAGCAGAATTCAAGCGGACATAATTACCATTAAGGGTAAAAGTTACATCACCTGAAGCAAACTGGAAGCCCACAGTCTCAAGTGTTGCAGTAGAAGCAGGTGTTTCGTCAACACAAGTTTCAACGACGACAACAGTAGTAGAAGTCTTTGAAGCAACTTTCTTAAGACCATTATTTGCAGCATTTGTGAATCCTGAAGCTTTAACAAGCGAACCTGCTAAGAACGAACCTAAACCCGAAGCAGCTGAATAAGTTTTAGTGGATGCAACAATACCCGTCAATGGAACAGCAGTACCGTTCATTGGTAAAGTAGTTGTCTTTTCACGAATAGCTGCAAAGAAGAAACCTTGCATCAAACGTGTCAAGTTTGTCTGTGTCATGTCTTGAGTAAAACCACCCGAAGCATCCAAATCAGTCACTACGCCTTTTTTACGTTGACGACTTGTGCTAATAGGACTACGGGAAACGGTTTTAATATCCGAACCGAAATCTTTATAGCCATTGGGCTCTAAAGGATACCACACTGGACTTCCTGCAAGAACTTCTAATGAAGTTTCTTCCGAATAACGGAGGCCAGTCACATTTGAGTCAATCTTGTTAATAGTCATACCAACCTCACGCTATACTATCGTATTCATAGTCTACCATGAATACTTGCTTTAAAAATCCACCATCGGGTTTTGACTCAACCGACTTAGGACGACGATAAAATAAACTTCCATGATTAGCAGATCTAAACGCACCCACTAAGTATTCACAAAATTCTTCAGGAGCTATTGCAGAACTTCCAATTGGAGAAAAGCATTCTACATATAACGTCCCAGTGTTGTTCCAAATTCGTTGACCAATTCTATCGCTTAAAGAGTTTTGATCACCGCCACCACTAACAGTAGAAACTCTTGCCCAATTATCACTAGGTATAGTGAATTCAACATTTGGCCATGAAATATCTTCAAGACTGTTAGCTTCTAGTGTGGTCTTAACTAAGGCAAACATTAAATCATGAGCTTCAAGTTTGTTCATCTTTTAATACCAAAAGCATAGAGAATTGTTGTCTCGCCTGGCTTTAAAGCATAACACCACTCAACACGGAACTCAACTGAATCTGTAATAACCTTAGTTTCTGTTAAATCAGCAGCTTCATGAGCAACTAAAAGGACTTCAGAAGCCCTTAATAGCAATGATTCAGGTATGAAATCTAAACCAAGTTTCTTTTTATCGGAAATTGGAACATACACCGCCTTTTGAGTGCTAATAACCACAAGTGGCGTACTATTACCCTGCCAAGGCTTGTTCACATCCGCTACAATATCAGTCTTCGAGAAGGTTGTGCTTCTACCGTTCTCGTCAATTAATTCTTTAGCTAAGACCACGAATTCTTCGTGCATATTAACCTCGAATAACAATATTAGATGATATAAGTAATTGTTTTAAGTATTTATCAGCAGAAGGGAAACGAGAAACGCGGGATGTAGACGTATTAAAAAATTTCTTTTTAGTTGTTAGAGGCCCAACAGTTTTTTCTAATTCGGATAATGGATAACCAGTTGCGTCGATTGTAGGGTCGCTATCTAAATTCCCTGAAACTAAAGCTCTCAAAGCATATTCACAAGTAGCATTTAGAAGCTGGGAGGGCATTGCACCCATTCCAGTGACATTAGAAGAAGGGAAGAACAAAGTACCGCCTAAGCTGGTATCTTTGAACTTCCCTTTAAATGCTTCAACATAGTCTGTAGCTAAAATTAAAGCAGCTTGCTTCAATGAATTTGCGCCAGTCCAAGTCACAATACCACGATCAGTAAAATAGGAATCAGCGTAAGCAACACTCGCATAAGAGTTCGCCCCTGCTACCATTGTCCCATCTTCTACTATAAATGCCATGATATTTTATCCAATTAAAACGTCCCTGTGACCCACTCCAATATTAACGGCGTTTGCGAGAAGCATCAATTGGAGCGGGTGCAATAGCTTTAGCTAATTCGCTCAAATCTACACCACTCGAAACAATCGCTCTTTGTGTCGCACCACGTTTTTCAAGGATTGCCCGCTGTGAAGCCAAGTAACCCTGAACAGTTGCAGCAGCTACACTACCAGTGATCTTCGAATCCATGATAACCACAAGTTTGTCGCGTTCGTTTTCAATTTCACGAATAACTTTGTTAAGTTCATCCCGTTGTTCGTAAAGAGCAGATAAAGCATTGGAATAACCGTCAAGTTTAGCTTCGTCGGTGATTTCAACTTCAACTTCAATAGGTTGAATTTCAGCAGTTACAATAGAAGTAAGACCTTCGATTTCGTCAGGGTCTTTAACTTCTTCTTCAGGTTCACCAAGGAAAGGATTGCCTTGAGTAAACATGGGGGCGAATGACGTGATAGCTGCCCGAGTGTTGTCAACATTACCAGTCAACAATTGAACTGTTTCAACTCGAGGCAAGCCTTCAGCAGTCCAATGTTCAGCGTTCTGTGGGTCTAAGCTTTTCAGGGCTTGCTCGAGAGAAAGTTTCATTAGAAGTCGCCTGTGTTAATCCAAAAGATTGTTACCGTACCAGTGATCGTTCCGCCATCAGTAATATGAGCAGCGTTATCATCAATACGAATATTAAGGTACAAATCAGCGTCCGTAGTACCAGCAGCAGCCACACCGCCATCCGTGATAGTGCTTGCATTGATAGCACCTACTTGAGCAGTCATAGCAGCAATAGCTGTTGAAGCAAGAATATTTGCCTTAGTTGTATCTAGAGCAATTGCACTTGCAGGGGCAGCAGTACCAAGAGCAACATCACCTTCAGCTGTATCTAACCAAGCAGCATTAGTCAACGTCAAGTCTGCATCAATAGTTGCACCAAGAGTCTTAATGCTACCAGCAGGGAAGTCGTATAACTTCACACCACCATATTGACCAACACCAGCGTCATCGGTTAAAGTGATTGGAGTAGCTGTCATGGTGATAACTGTTTTATGAATACCGCCAGCACCAAGTTCTGTGGCAACAACAGTTGAACCATTCTTAGCACCGTCGGAACCATTAGAATTATCTAAATAGTCGTATAACGGGTCTAGAGCATGAGGGAAGGCATTACGAGGAATCATTTTAATTCTCCAAATAAAGCCCGAACTTGTCGGGCTTTATCCTTCTAGTGGTTAGTATTCGCGTGAGATTAAACGAGCAATTTTAATTTGCTTACGTTCAGCAAACACACGACTCCAAGAACCAGCAGCCGCCAAGTTATTGGAAGTTGCAGCATTGCTTGGGCCACCGATTGCAGGAGTACCGATATAAGCATGGCCAGCAGGATGCAAGCAAAGCTCAGTACGGCTGTAGAGAGTTTCAGTACCGCCGCCGTTACCAGCAGCCGCGTCACGCTCAACTTCAACTGGAACTTTAGGTGAAGAAACGCCTAAACGTAACGCACCAGCACCGAACACCCATGATTCAAAGACACCGCCAGTAGCAGGTAAACCATCATCAATGATAACCATACGACCCAAGTACATTGGAATATTGGTTTCACCGCGAGCGTCAGGGATGAAGTCAATCAAGTTGTTTTTCTGCATACGAGCATAAACAATGGAGTGAACCATTACCATGCTCAAGCTATCCATGGAATCACCCATAGTAACAGCAGTATCAATGAAGGCTTCACCGCTAAAGTTAGTCACACCGTTAACGAAGCTAGAACCCGAAATATCATGGGTCATATCGTTTTGTGTGTGAGTATCTGTTCCAGTTGGGGAAGCAGCGTTATCAGCGAAGATACCTTTAACAGTAGCAACGAAAATTTGTTGATAACGACGAGTCCAATAAGCAGCAACACGCGAAGCGATTGCGTTCATTGGGTCAACGCCAGCTAAAGCAGAAGCTAAATCAGCAGAACCCCAAGAGTTATTACGGCTCAAACGAACAGAAATTTCTTGTTGTGTAGTGATGTTATTTGGAGTAGAGGCAGAACCCGAATCCGAAGATACGTTATCAGCATCGTTTTCCAAATCACGGAAAGATGGGGAATTAAAAGTGAGACCACCGCCAGACAATTCTTGGTCGATTTTGGAATCACGGACAACAGCACCCGAAGCAATAAGACGTGATTTTTCTTCAGTCATTTGCAACATATAAGGGTTAAAGACTTCAGGGACAATAATATCCGATACTAATGTGACAGCCATTTTGGTTATCCTCTAAAATTAAATGGACTCAATCCGCATGGAAGAATCATGTGTAAGGGAGCCCATGCCCCTAAAGCTAAACATTAACCCTTTTTAATCGCGAAGTCAATAATTATTTTGCCTTCGGTTTAGGTCGCCCACCGCCAATTGTCGTTCCAGCGGATTTCGCCATTTGTTCAGCTTTGGCGCGATTTTCCTTAATCATACGACCTTGTTCAGTCATATTCCAATTTTCATGTGTGAAAGGATTCACACCACCACCGCCACCGCCAGGCTTGCCACCACCACCAATGGAGGTTCCCCACCAGTGCGGACGCTTAGGCTGGAGCTCAGTTAACCACACTTCAGGGTTGATGCCCACAGTGAAGCCTGAACCTTCTTTAACAACAATAGAACCTGATTCGTCAACTGTAAAGACACGTTCCGCAAACATTAGAGCATCGTCAATTGCTTCGGGAAGTAACTTAGCTTTGGATGCAGCAGCTCGAACAGTTTCGCTGATTGTGCGTTTAGTGCCTTCAACTTTAAATAGTTCAATTTCACCAGTTAACTCAGTAACTTGTTTTGCAAGATTAGCTTTTTCACGTTCTAACGGAGCAATACGAGCTTTAATACGAGTTTCAACCATCTCGTTGATTTTTGTATCGTCAGGCTTACCTTTAACAAGTTCTTCAAGTTCGTTAATACGGTCAAGTTTAGCAAGAACTTCGTCAGGTTTTAAATCACCAAAAGAAGAAAGAGCTTCTTTAGCTTTCTTGTGGTCAGCTCGTTCTTTTGACAAAGCAGTTTGGACACGGGTCACGTCAGCTTCGGTTTTAATGCCCTTAACTTCAGTTAATTCCCATTTACCACCTTTTTCAGTATAAAGGGATTCAAAGCCCGCTGGAATTTCTTCTTGAGTGGCGTAGGTTACTTCGATAGTCATTTTGTAGCTCCATTATCAAGGACACCCTTGACTTGGTTGTCAGGCTTATCGCCTTGTGGGTTTTGAGGATCGGGTTTCGGCTCAAGCTCTAACTTCGATTTCTCGGTTTTGTAATCCATAGTTGTTAATCCACGTTCTACCAAGAGATTGTGAATAGACTCAATGGAAATAGGCGCTCCCAATCCTTTCGCAGTCATTAACTTAACAAGATCATCTCCCATCAAGTTAGCGTCAGCAAATTCAAGATTTGGAATCACTTTCACTTTACTCTCGTCGGAACCAATCCAACGAGCGATTCTTTTTAAGCTTACTTCAAGTGCTCTAGCACCTGTTTTAGCAATTAGGTCTAACGTAGCAGTCTGAGCAGCAAGACGAGTCTTTAATGCTTCACCGCTTTCTTGGTTTCCTTTCTGTGTGGTCACCAATTTACCCGATAAGATTTCTGCTCTGCGTTTATCGTTTTCTAACGCTTGTCTTTGTTCAGGTAAACCATTTGAATTCACGCCAATATATTTAGCATCACCATTGATATCACAATCAATTTTCGCCCCTGCCCCAACTCTAAGAGCTTCGTCACTTGCGGAACCTCCGATAACCACAAGGGTATCCTGACTCTGCATAAACAAGGCTTGACGGTAATCAGCGTCAGCTCTATAAATAGCCATGCAAAGACGAGCTAAGTTAATTAATGGTGGAAGGTCAGGTCTTGGTAATAAATCTTTAGAATTCACAAACGTGAATGGAATTTCTTCAAAAGCTTTACCCAATACAGTCGGGTCGATAATTTTATCTTCAAAGTTCTCTACTTTTGTAGTAACTTTGTACTTGTTATCAATTAATTCTAGGTATCTGTATTGTTCTTGTATCGTCCAAGTGTAATCATCACCGCGAACAGGACAAGTTTCATCAAGAACAACTAAGTTCAACTTGTCTACACCGTTATTATCAGCAGATTCGTCCCAATTACGGATAGAAAGGTCTGAGTATAATGCGATGTAGAACTCAGGGATGCTGGCTGTAGCTATGTTTGCAAAATCGGTAAGCAACCCCAAGCGACCGCTAACCAATTGGGACTCATTAATCCGTCTTAATAAAGCAAGTAAACTTTCACCTTCAGCAGATGCCTTTTCACGTAAGTATTCCATATCTTCAGGTAATTCAAACGTAGCATCACGCTGATGCAATAAACCAGTAAACTTTTCAACAGCTTCTTGATAATAGTCAGGAAATAACGCACGAGCTTTATATGCTTCATACGCAATGCGACCAGTCTTACCAGTTTCCATTCCGTCTAAGACTTGTCCAGGCGTAGCTGGAAGGTAAGTAACCCCTTCTTCTTTAACAACTTCATCACCTCTATAGGAATCATTTGTTAGTTTCCAATAAGGAGCATAGTAATCATATAAAGGATGTGTCGTTGAAATAGCCATACTATGTTCCTTTTGTCTTGCCGGAGCTTACTCCAACAGACGTGGATAAAATTTTGTAACGAGCTTCATCACCAATGTGGTCTTCAGCATCGGTATCAACATCGTCACTATCAACTTCGTCTCTTGGTAAAACTGGGACTAAGTCAATAAAATATTTACAATTATCAAAGACAAATAAGCCTGGACGTTCACGAATTTCACCATCTTTCTTCTTAGAACGTGACATATAAAGTCTTAGCTTTTCCCAACCAGCTTTTCGACTTCCAGCTGATTTATCACA